TTTCGTCTGATAATAAATTGGCTAACCATTTCATAGTATTAATTTAAGGTGTGAAGTATAATTTTGACTCAGATGCTCTACGCTTTGTAAGACCTGCAAGAACTTTGCCACCTGCTTTATCCCACTTAGCAAACTCTAAAGCTATTGAAGGGTCATTAGGGTTAGCGTTTACCTTCTTTAATAAAGTAGAACTCTTTAGGTTTCCGATACCTGCGTTATAGGCAAAGCTTGTAAGGGCAGCGAACTGATTAGGTGTAACTGAACTTTTAACTAATGGAGCAACTTTGTCTGCAAACTCTTTAGCTATAATTTCAAATAACTCATTTGCTCGTTCTTGGGTAATCTTATCGCCAGGCTTTACAGGTTTACCATCTTCAAAAAAAGTATTCCCGTAGCCGATTGTATCTTTTGCAGCACTGCATTTGTAAGCCACTAATTTGCAGCCTTCGTAGAATTTAATTAGGTCTTTTCCTTTTTCGTTTAATTGCATTTTATTTTATTTTAAAATCTTTATTAATACCGATTGAGTACGCACCAAAAGTTCCACCAAAGGCACTTTGCGCTCCGTAACTTAAAACAAATGAATAATCTTTTTTTAATGGAATAGTGTAATTAAAATCGTATTCCATTGTTATATCTTTATAATGGTAAAAATATCCTACCGCAGCACTTACGCTAAAGTTTTCATATATAGGGAACGTAGCCATTATTTCTTGGTAAAAATCTTTACTATCATAAGTCCACCAACCGCTATTAATACCTACTGCCGTTTTGCCAAAATACTTTCCAACCTCTATAGTTCCACCTAATAAATTTTTAGTATCATTTAAAGGTGTGTTAAAAGCTACGTTTGGAGCAGCCATAACATAATACTGAGCATTGCCTTTTAACGCAAAAAACAAGCATATTATTGCTATTAATCTCATTTCTTTTTCTTTTTAGTAGCAGCTTTTTTGATAGGCTTTTTTACAACTTTCTTCTTTTTAAACATATCATATACAATAGAACCAAGTAAAGCAATAGCTAAAGCAATAGCACCTATCATAAAATGAGAGAACTTGTTAAGCAAGGTTATCATTCCTTTGGTTTCCTTTGCTCCTATTGTTGTTTGAATGTCTATTAAATCGTTTACATACTCTAAAACAGGATAAATCTTTTTATCCATTTCTTTGGCTTCCTCATCACTAACTATGCCGTCTGCCGATATTTGAGCAAAATAATTATCAGCTTCGGTAATATACATTTGCGCTTTATCGCTTACTTCTTTCTCTTCTGGTGTTTGGAATGTCTTTAAGTAAGCAGCCCACATTGTATCTGTAATCTCCTTTTCTTTTTGGATAGCAACTAAATCGATTTTGCCGCCTTTAATAACTTTAATTTGGTCTTGTATTGCTGAGCCGTAATAATCAAATTTGCGGCTCAAATAAGGTTGCGGTACTAATCTATCTTGGTAAACGCTTGTTGCCGTCTTTTTAATTGTGTATTCTACATATTTACCAAACCCTGCAATAGTCAAAATTATTGCAGTAAGAATGATTAGTAATGTGTTTTTCATCGTTTTCGTTTTGGTTTTGTTTGTTCTTTTTTCATAAAAGACATAGGGTCTGCTGCAAATTGACTACTTATTTTTAATACCCCTTGTATTATCTCAGGGCTATTTAAACCAACTAAGCCATAAGCGATAGCCTTGTACATCGACTCAACTTCAAACTGCTCCATAATAAACCAAGCAATAAGAGATGCAATCATAGAACTTATCATTTTTTTAAAGATATCTCTAATAGATTGCTCTTCATTAGTTGTAACAAGCCTTGCTACCATACCTGCTGCACCAATAAGCAAAACTACCCACCCCCCATTGATGAAGCTATTTATTAACTTGTCCAAATTATTTCCTTTTCCAAAAGAATAAGATTAGCGTAATTATCAAAATAAGAGCAATTAGAGCCTTATAAAATTCGCTGAAGGACTTATCCTTAGTTTTAGTTATCTTCGAAATTTGGGTACTTTCTGTTCGACTGAGAGCCATTGAGTCCGTCTTTGTCTGCTTACTATCCGTTTGTTTCTCTTTTGTGCCTCTTGTGTAGGTCTCCGTGTACTTAGGAATAGTTATCATACTATCCTTGGTAACCCACAAAGTATCGTAGTAAGTAATGGTCTTGGTAAAATACTCTTCCTTTTCTACTACTTTGGTAACGCTATCAAAAACAATCACACGCACACTATCAAATGTTTTGACAACAGTGCTATCTAATCGCTCCGATGCCTTCTTTACCGAAGCACACGAAGTAAGTAATAAGGCTAAAAAAATTAATCTCATTTAAGCTTTTTAGTCATTTTGTAATAGTAACGGATAGCCATAAGACCGGAAATAATAGCCACCAAACTTGCAATCAATGTGAATAGCGGTTGAATATCCGATAGGCTTAAAATAGCACTAATTACTGAAACGATTGTTGATTGGTCTGCTTGGTGGTTATTTGCCATTATAGTTCTTCTTCTTCTTGTTTGTTAAATTCTACGCCAGTAACCCAATCTTGTAAGAAAGTAAAGTCCTTAAGACCTTCTGGGTTTACAACGTTAATTATTTGAAAATCAAATTCTTTATCATTTAGCGCATCAATATCTTTGGTAAGCTTCTTGATGCCTTCTTTAGAGAATTTGTAATTTCCTTTGTCATCAAGTAACAAGCAATCCTTATCGTCTGTCTGCGCATTGTCTAAACGCAAAATTTCAACTTCGGCTTGATAGTCCTCGTGATGTTGTTTAACCTTCTCGTAAATTTTAACGAGCTTCTTTTGTGTCTTAGTTTCTTGGCTACCGATTACGGCATTAAGGTTGCTCACTAATTGGAGCAGTTGTTTGTTCTTCATAGTTTGTTTTTGTTTGTAAAGATAATTGTGGATTGCTAAACGGCAAAGGTAAATTTACGATTGGGGGGTTTTTAAGGTTCTCAATCTGTGTAGCTAAGTTTAAGTCCATAGCTTCTACGTTGTTACCTGCAACTAACCACTCGCATACTTGCTCGTAAGTTAAATCTTCGTAAGCAGTAAAGTCGGTTTCCGAAGGAGTAGCGCAGCCCATTGCTCCGTAAACTTCTGCGGTGTATTCTCCGTCTTTACCTTCGTATCTCCAATGTACTGTTTTTACTACATCGGTTAAACCATCTTCGCTTGGTGCGGTGTCCATTTGGCTAATAAGCCATTTTGTTTCTAATGCCATTTTTATTTTATTTTAAGGTGTTCCTTGTAATGCAGGGATTGAATAAATTTGTCCATTAATTTCTATGTAAATAACTCCTGTGGCAGTTCCAGTTCCACCTGCTGCATAGCTTCCAAGTTTCCAAGGTTGTGCGCTACCAGAACTTGGTGCGGTTGTTTGTATTGCACCTGCCTTGCTTACGCTAAACTGAGAAACGCTACCTACTTTTAAATTCAATAATTTAGAAGATGCTCCACTTGCCGTGTTAGTTACGTTTAAGTAAATACCATCTGGGTTGCCCGTAGTGTTCCAAGTTGTATCAAGGTATAATGCACTTGCATTTGATGAAGATGAAACTACTTGACCTGAACCATCAAAGTAAGAAAAGCTACTTGAAGGCAATACTGTATTATATTGACCTGTGATTGCAACACTTCCTGCTACTTGTAGTTTTCCTAAAAAGCCCTCTGTTGTTGTTCCGATTAATACTGCTCCACCATATCTTTGAAGTGATAAAGGCATAACATCTGTTCCTCTATTTAATGATTGAATAAAGGATACGCTATTAGTTTCATCAACACCTATGTTTAATAATTTACCATTTGCTCCACTTGTTGTTTTTACTACTAATTGTGCGTAAGTATCAATGCTTGAAAATGTAATTGTTCTGTTTACTTCTAATAATGAATTTGGAGCAGTAGTACCTATACCTACGTTACCACCTCTTTGAACAGTGAATCTGCTATTATAATTTGTGCCATCAAAATATCTAAAGTTTACTATTCTGTCAGTATCAGTAGCAGCTTGAATATCTACTACTAACCCAATATCATTATTGCCATTCCCACCTGCACCTGTTTGTCTAATGGTTGCTGTAGTACTATTTGTTGCAGCTGTTTGGTAAACTTGTAATGGATTACCTGCTGATATGCTGAATATTCCTGTTGTCGCAGTTACACTACTTGAGAATGTAGCTGCTCCTGCACTTGATATTTTAAATACAGAGCTTCCATAAGTAGTTCCACCTGCTGTTGTTGAAGGTGCTAATTCAAAACCATTCGCTAATGTATTGTCTTTACTTATTTGCCAGTTTACTGATGTTCCTGCTGTTCCACCTCTTAATTCAATGCTATTGTAATTATTAACAGCCCCACCATTTGAAAATATTGCAGATAAACTTGAAGCATTAGAAAATGTACTTGTTGCATTTGTAGTAATTGACGAACTAAATGTAGCTGCTCCTGACAATGCTATTGTTAAAGCAGGACTGCTATAAGAACCACCGCCATAACGTGCTAATTTGTAGTTACCACTTGTATCTGCCCATTGCCCCCAACCTGCATTTGAGGCATTACTTTGTGCAATAGTTAAAGCATAATCATCGGAAGCACCTTTAATAGTTACACCATTTGAATAACCGCTTGTTAAACCTACAAACAATCTACCACTCGCATCTAACGTCATTGCTTGGGTAAAGGATATAGCGTTACCTGCCGTTCCTGAAGG